GCGTAAAGCTGGCTCAAAAGGTGCGCCTACTGCCAAAGCATTTAAAGAAGCAGTTAAAACAGCAAAGAAAGGTAAATAATGCCATTCAAATCTAAAGCACAAGCCAAGTTAATGTACGCAGTAGCTGGCAATAAAGGTCTAGCAAAAGAGCTAGGTATTCCACAGTCAGTCGCTAAGAAGATGACTAAGGAAGATAAAGGCTATGCAAATAAGCCTATGAAAGTTAAGAAAAAATGAAGGTTAGGGATGCAGCTAAATTATTTGAGAGACTTGGTGTAAGTGGGTTTGATAAACCTAAAAAAACACAAAATCATCCGACTAAAAGCCATGTAGTAGTTGCTAAAAAAGGTAGTGATTTTAAAGTTGTGCGTTTTGGGCAACAAGGTGTAGAGGGCGCAGGAAAGAAACCAAAAACAGAAGCAGAGAAAGCCAGAAGAAAAAGCTACTATGCTAGACATAATGCTCAAGACCCTAATCCCGATAAGTTTTCTGCTCGGTATTGGAGTCACAAAATTAAATGGTGAGCAATTACTAACTTATGGTAATAGTTCAATTAAGAAATATTGAAACTAATTGGCAATCCTTTGATGAAAAGGCAGAGTATCTAAGTTATCTATATCCTTACTTACTCAAGATAGCCGATGAGTTAGACAAAGACGATTTATATTTTGTAGGCGATTTGCCAATAGTTCATTAGTGTTGTATATTAGCAACATTACATCAACCAACACCCGATAGGATTGGAATGGAAGGCGCAAAAAAAATAGAGTGGTTAGCAATAGATATATTAATTCCGTATGCTAAAAATGCTAGAACTCACTCAGACGAGCAAGTGGCACAAATAGCTGGTTCTATTAAAGAGTTTGGGTTTAATAATCCTGTTTTAGTAGATGCTGATAATTCAGTAATAGCTGGTCATGGAAGATTAATGGCAGCTAGAAAGTTAGGTCTTACAGAAGTTCCTGTTGTAAGACTAGAGCATTTAACAGAATCTCAAAGAAAAGCCTATGTATTAGCAGACAATAGAATCGCACTCAATTCTGGGTGGGATACTTCAATGCTTACATTAGAGTTGCAAGACTTAAAAGATGAGATAGACCTTTCTTTGCTAGGTTTTGATGCAGATGAGCTTGATGCCATGCTGAATCCTATAGAGGAAACAGAAGGACTGACAGACGAAGATGCTGTGCCAGAAGTGCCAGTAGAACCTAAAACCAAGCTAGGCGATATTTATATCCTTGGAAATCATAGGCTTATGTGCGGTGATAGCACAAGCATTGATGCTGTAGAAAAACTAATGGATGGTGATAAGGCTGATATGGTCTTTACAGACCCACCTTACGGAGTAAGTTATACAGGCGGTCATAATGAAAAGAAAAGACAAGGAATAATTGCTGATACATTGCAAGGTGATGATTTAACAGATTTATTTGCTGATTCTTTGCTTTGTGCAACTATGGTTACTAAAGACCATTCTGCTTTTTATATATGGTATGCAAACGGAAAGGCTGTAGAAACATTTGCATCTTTTAGTAAGTTACCATTAAAAGTGAGAGCTGTTCTTTGTTGGTATAAGGTTAAGTCTGGACTTGGTGCTTTTATGAGCCAATATATTCCTAACTATGAGCCTTGTATTTATGCTTATAAAGATGGGTGTTCTCCTCAATGGTTTGGAGCAAGCAATGAGAAAACAGTATGGGAATTAAAAAAAGAATCTGTTAATGAGTTTCATCCTACTCAAAAACCAATTGGTCTACCTGAAAGAGCAATGACAAATAGCTCAAAATCAGGGGATATAGTTTTAGACCTTTTTGGCGGTTCAGGCTCTACTTTGATAGCTGCTGAAAAATTAGGTAGAAAAGCTAGACTTATGGAACTTGACCCTAAATACTGTGATGTCATAGTAAAGCGGTGGGAAGATTTCACAGGTAAAAAGGCTGAATTATTATGAAAGTTCAACCTTGCACAAGATGGGTAGTTGTCTACTCTCACGATAGTCAACCTGTTGAAGGATGTATGTATGTTCATAAATCTAAAGCAGTGCAACAAATTAAAAAATACAAGAATCCAAACAAGTATAGAGTTGAGCAGATTAGTGTATTAGATACAGCAATGATGAATACAATTCTTGACCGACTTTCGGAGTTAGAAAAGGTGCATCATGCAGGGTAAAGAGCATATTCCGACAGAGGAAACACGAAAGCTAGTCCGAAGCCTAAGTGCTGTAGGTATTAGGTATGTGGACATAGCAAGCAAGTTAGAGATTAGTGACGATACTTTAGTAAAGCATTACAAGAAAGATTTAGAAGATGGTCGCATAGATGCTAATGCTTCTATTGGTCAAACACTATTCCAACAAGCTAAGAATGGTAATACTGCTGCTGCAATATTCTGGTTAAAGACTAGGGCTAATTGGAAAGAAACCAATGCTTTAGAAGTTACAGGTGCAGATGGTGGTGCTATTAAGGTAACATGGGAAGAATAGTTATTCCTTATAAGCCTAGAGAACCACAGTTATCCATTCATAAAATGATGGAAAATAGACGCTTTGGTGTTGTTGTTGCTCATCGAAGGATGGGTAAGACAGTTAGTGCTATTAACCACCTGATAAAAGATGCTGTTCTTTGCGAGAAAGAGAACCCAAGATATGCTTACATTGCACCGACTTATGGTCAGGCAAAGCGAGTGGCTTGGGATTACCTGTGTAAGTATGTCAGACCATTAGGTGCTAAAGAGAATATCTCTGAACTCCGAGTAGACTTTATGGGTCGTAGGATTCAGTTATATGGCTCTGATAATCCTGACTCGCTTCGTGGGCAGTATTTTGATGGAGTAATCTTAGACGAGATTGGAGACCAAAACCCTAAAATTTGGTCTGAGATTATTCGCCCTGCATTGGCAGATAGAATGGGGTGGTGTCTGTTTATCGGCACACCTAAAGGGCAAAACCATTTTAAAGACCTAAGAGACAGGGCAGAAGATAGTCCTGATTGGGGATTATTAGAATTTAAGGCTAGTGAGACAAAGCTAGTCGCAGAGGAAGAACTCAAGGCAGCTCGCCTAGAAATGGGTGAGGATAAGTTCCAACAGGAATTTGAGTGTTCTTTCCATGCTGCGGTAGAAGGCTCTTACTATGGCAAGTTGCTAAATGACCTAGAAGAACAAGGCAGATTTTTGGATATTGTCAGAGATGACTTATGTAAAACTGTTGCTGCTTGGGACTTAGGTATGGGTGATTCAACAGCAATATGGATTGCTCAGATAGCAGTTCAAGAAATTAGAATACTAGATTATGTAGAGAATCATGGTCAAGGGTTAGATTGGTATGTGAACTGGTTGAGAGAAAATAGATGGAACATAGCTGAACAATACCTACCGCACGATGTTGAGGTAAGGGAATTAGGAACAGGAAAAAGCCGATTAGAGATGCTACAAAATGCAGGATTAAGTGTTACTGTATTACCAAGACTATCAGTAGATGATGGTATTCAGGCAGTCCGAAGAATGTTACCTAAATGCTGGTTCAATATGCCAAAAGTTAGACAAGGCATGGATTGTCTGCGAAACTATAGGCGAGAGTTTGACGAAAAGCGAAATGTTTATTATGAAAAGCCACTACACGATTGGGCTTCTCATGGCGCTGATGCTTTTAGGTATTTAGCAATAGGCATGGACACAGGCAGTTCTTGGTCTAAACCGATTAATGTAAACACTAAATGGATTGTTTAAATGGATAATGGAACTCTAAAAGGCATATTAGAAAATGAGATTGATAATGCCCTAGGCTTTATCGAAACAGAGACTACTTATGCTCGTAGAAAAGCCCTAGACTTCTACAATCGAGAGCCTTATGGCAATGAGATTGAAGGTCGCTCACAGATTGTTACAGGTGAAGTCGCAGAGGTAGTTGATGGTGCATTGCCACAATTACTGCGTATTTTTACTGCTTCTGATGAAATGGTGCGCTTTGAGCCTAAGATGGCTGGTGACGAAGAAAAAGCCAAGCAAGCCACAGAGTATGTTAATTGGGTTCTAAACCACGATAACGAAGGTGTCATCCTGTTCCATAACTGGTTCAAAGACGCTTTGTTGCAGAAGAATGGTGTAGTAAAGGTCTATTGGGATGAGAAGGTAGAAATCACCAAAGAGAAGTATCAAGACCTGAACGAAGAAGAATTAGCGATGTTATTGGCTGACCCTGATATTGAGGTATCTAGCCAAGAAACTACAGAGATGGGAACACAGTTAGACCCCATGACAGGTGTAGTAGTACCTGTCTTTTCATACAGCGTAGTCATCAAAAAGACAAACAAGACAGGCAAAGTGGTTGTTGAGAATGTACCGCCTGAAGAATTCTTGATTTCTAAGAAGGCTCGCAATATCTCTGACAGTCCATTTACTGCTCATCGTAGATTGGTTACTCGCTCTGACTTGATTAACCTAGGCTATCCTAAAGATGTAGTAGATTCATTGCCTGTTTACTC